GTTCCCCGCTCGTCGGGGCATTCTCGAGTACGTGGAGGTGGACCAGGGATCCTCCAGGGCGCCGTGCCCGCTAAGTCCGCTTACGCACCCTTACTCAAACGTCGACTCGCGTCAATCCAGTCATAGTACGTATGTTGGGAGAAAGTCCCGATTGATAAGTAGATAGTGCGTGTTTAACATTGGTTCTTTTTGTTTTGGTTTTGGTTTTTCCGTTTTCGCTTTGTGTTCTGTTTTTGTTTTGTTTTGTTTCTGTTTTGTTTTCTTGCTCTTTTTGTTCTGTTTTTGTTTTCCTGTTTTTGTTTTTGTTTTTGTTTTTGTTTTTGTTTTTGTTTTGTTTTTCTCGTTTTGTTGTTTTGTGGTGCACTATCGCTTACAATAACATAAGTATTAGACTGGATTCACGCTACCATCGGCGTAGGCGGTGGCTAGTCGCCGTACCTCAGGTAGTGTCGGATTTCACACGCATAGAACATAAGTAAACATCGCGCATAACAATTAGAAATAGGATATATAGACGGTTTGCACGTATGGTAGATAGGTGTACATTCGAAAGATATTATAACGTCCAGACTATGCCCAAGGCGAGCACAGCTGTCATGGCCTCGACGTGGCCCACCGTTGGCGCGGATAGGACACGCTTCAGCCCCCCTCGCCCGCCCCACACGTTGTCTCGCAGATAGGACGTTGCGTGGGCGAGCCCCACCGGGTTGAATGTCGGTATGTCCCACGGGATAGCCGTGTCACCCAACACCCAGCGCTTGAAGCCGCGTAGGCCGAGCTCATCAAGCGCGGTCCGCGCCGCCTGGTGGTTCTCGAACAGGTCGCGCAGCCCGGCCAGCGCCTCTGTGGTCGTCAACTTGCCCACCACGACCATCCTGCCCATCACCGGCACGTCCGCGTGCCAGCGAATGCGAGGGCGTCGACGCGCGACTCGAATGTCGAAGTACTCGGCCGAGTTCGCCTCACCCTCCACCAACGTCAGCGCCCCGCGCACTTTCGGTAACACGGATGCCGCCAACTCCTCGCCGGACAACGGTGTGTCGACCAACCCCCGCCACGCGTGTCGCACGGCTGCGAACCACTCAGGTGCCTGCACCGCATCGACCTCCCTTGGGACCCCCGGTATCGAACACCGCACCCGCGCGTCACCTGAACGCACCACACCGGCGTCCCCCACAAGTCGCTCGCGCAGAGCCACACCTCGCAGCGGCGGACGTCCCCAACCTGCACCACCGAAACCACGCGGCGTGCGTAGGAATCGCCAAACGTGGTCAGCACCCGCACCGACCAACGCGGCTGCGTCAGCGACGCACGCGTCGACGGCGGCGCGCAGCTGCACAGACACTGGTCTCTCCGAGTAGGCTGCAACCCCCACCGGAATGAGCAGGCCCTGAGTGTCGAGGCGGGATATGTACCCCGCCCAGTTCGCCACTGTGTCGCGGAACGCTGCCTCGCGCGTAGGCGGTACAGACACCCACGGCTTCCGGTACAAGATTGCCGGGGCCATGCGCGTAGCGTAACCGCGAATGCCACTCGCGGTGTAGACACACCGGAGGAACTCGTCGCGCGTCTTCGAGATGAACGTCTTTGCGGGGTTGACGTCGAACCCCATGTGTCTGAAGGCTTCCGTGAAACGCACGCCGTGGTCCAAACGCTTCCACGATACCGTGACGTCGTCACCCATTGCGAGCAAGTCGACCGGCTCAGGCACCCGGGCGTAGGAGCGAGCGCAGTGGCATATGGCGTAGTTGGCGGCGGTGTTCATGAGGGAGGTCCAGCGCCACCCTGACAGCAGGCCGCGTTCGTACGGGACCTCAACCCGCGTGCGTCCGGAGATGGTGACGCTGCAAGGTTCGCGCATACCGGCTTCGATGAGCGTGCACATGGCGTCCAGGTCGGCGTTGTCTGGGTCCGCGCGCCGTGCCGCTGCGCAGATCTCCTCCGTCAGGACCAACACCATGTCTTTGGTGAAATGGTGGTCGAATTTCGACTGGTCCACCGGCGTGTACCAGCGTCCGCCGTCTCTGATGGCTCGGCAGCGCGCCAAGTCCCAAGTCGCGCGCTTTTCGGGCGTCCAGAACAGTGGCGTGTGCGGAGAGTCGGCCAGCTGTCGCTCGATCGCGTGCGCGACGTACGCCATGCGCCAGTACATCGTGTCGTCGCCGGCGATGACGTAGCGCACCTTACCGGCCTCACGCTTCATCACGCACGACAGTTCCTGACGCACCACCGCTGAGCGCATAGCAGCCTCGACCATCGCAGGGTCGAGCTGCGTCGCTGTTGCCCACTTCGAGTTCTGGACCCCGAAAGCACCGTCGCCGGTGGACACTGACAGAGTCGTGTGCAGCCTGGATGCCCCGGAGGTGGCCCAGAGACCCGGGTCGTACGCGAAGCGCTTGAGGCTTAGCGAGTCTGCTGAGCGGGACGCAATCGGGGAGAGGAACGCGCGCACTCCGTCCCTGAAACGACCCATGAAGACGTCGATATCCGGACCCGGGCGCCAGCCGTCATCGCGCACCCATGCTGTGACGGCCGCGACGGTCTCCGCGTCACTCTGTGGGGGCAGGAAGCCGATACACAGCCCAACGTTGACCAACTCCATCCAGTCGGGCGACAGGTACGGCCCGGCCTGCTTGGCGAGGTTCGACACGCGAGAGAGCAGGTCTATGAACTCCGCCGCGTTGTTACACTCGTCCACAGCGCGCAACACGTGGTCACGCCACCGCATCGGCGCCTGCCAGAACCTTCTCAGCCACGCTCGTGCCGTGCCGAGAGCGTTACCGCCGTTGATCTGGTTCGCGTAGCGCATGCGCCCCTCCTCCTCCTGAGTGTAGGGCCCATCCAAGACACCGTCCGATTTGAAGTCGTTGAGGACCCTCTGCAACTCGACGTCGGGCACCAGCGGCCCGAAGTAGCCGGAGTCGCGCGCGTAAGCCCAGGCGTCTAGGTCGATGGCGTCTGGGCCGCCGCTTTTGGGTCTGGTCGCGACAGTTGCGGTAGCGTGGTGACACGCGACATGAGCGCATGCTCGTTGAGCGAACCCGGGACCAGGTTCATGCCGACCACGGCCGCGCTCCTGTCCGCGACCGTTGTGCCCGCCTCGACTGCGCGTCCTTGAACGGTTCGGATGCTCGCCAGTTGGTATTCACCCGCCGCAGACACGCGCTTACCCGTCTGCAACAACACAATCGGCGCGGTCGTGACAAACTCCGAGAGCTGAGTGTTGATACCGCCACGACCCACGCGCTGGGTCGAGAACAACAGCTGGTACCCAGGGTAGACCAGGTGGTCGATCCTGGAGTCGGTCCCGTCGAGCGACAACCCCCAGCCCGTGATCTTGGGGAACACCGTGGTGTCCGTAGCGTCAACGTCACTGTTCAAGATGACCGTCGAGAGCGGGTGGACGCCGTTCATTTCCGCCTCATTCCAGGGCGTCACTCGGGCGATGCCAGTCGCAGGGTCGGTGTACGACAGTGGCATCGGCACGGCCCAGTCCTTTGTCCAGCTCTTGATCGTGCCGGCCAGTGAGTGCGCGTACAAGTCAGCACGCGCGATCGGTTCTGACGCCGTAGCTGCCGGGACCGGGACGGACAGGCCAGACATCTGGGCGTAGAGCGGCTTGGCGAGGCCGAATGTGTTATACCTCCACCACGACTGCATGCTCGCGATGAACTCGGGCACAACCAGGTCGATGGCCGCGTTAGCGGAGTGGCCACCGAACAGGGTGATGTAAGGGAGCCCAGCGCGCTGTGCCAGCGTGTCGCACAGCGCCGTGAGCTTGAGCGCGTTGCGATAGAGAGTCACCTCCCCCGACAGGAGGTTGACCATGACAGTGGCGGGACGTGCGGGCGCCATGTACCCGCCGCCGACGCACATGTACAGGTCGGGGCCGTTGTCCGCTACCTGCCAAGTGGGCAAGCCGCCGTCGCGCACCGTGAACACCTGCCCCGAGGGTGTAGTGTACGACGTTCTGAAGGCGCTCGTCGTCCAAATACCGCTCGTAATTGGCAGGGTTGTTGTGTAGGGAATTCCACCGATCAAACCGCCCGCGCCGATCATCGCGGCTGGTGAGAACACGGGCGACGTCGTTGTACCCTCGGTGAAGTAGACCGGCTTGGGTAGCACCATGTAGCAGTCGGCGGCGATCGCCATGGCTGCCAGTGCCTCCTCCTGGCTGATCAACTTTGCCAGACGACGCGCGCTCGCGACGCACGCGACGGAGTACTCGCGACACGTTGGGTTCCACTGGTCGAGCTCCGCGCCGATGTCGAGGTCCTGACCGTAGAGGGAGTTGATCCCCGTCAACGACTTGTTCGCAAACAGCTCGAAGCGTGCCGTGTCGCCCTGGGCCACGATCCGGGTGGGCCTGACGGACTTGCGCTCCGTCAACACGAAGAAGACCCGCACCGCGTGGAGCGCGTCGGCAGGTGTGTTGGTCGCGGCGTTGCCCGGCTTCGCGCCGTTCACCGTGACCATCGCTGCGAGCGGTTTCGAGACGGCCGTGGACCCGGATTCGTACCCGTTAAAGACGGACTTGAGCTTGGACGAGTAGTTCATCTCCTTGAACGGGTAGGCCATGTGATTGAGCATCCACACCCTGTTGTCGACGCCGCTGGCGGACATTGCCATGGTCACAGGAACGAACACCTCCGCCGCGATGCCGGCCGGGTGATCCGCTGGAGTGCCGTCGGGCTTGTTATGCTCCAACACCAAGGTACCGCGTCTGTACCTGAAGTACTCGCCCAGCGTGATGATGCGCGCGACCACGTTCCAGGGCGTGTCCACAGTGTTGTTGGTGTAACGCTCCCAAGCGCGGCCGCTGAACGCCAACGCGTCGTCATTGGTGGGCATGATCGGGTAGACCCCAGTACCCGCCACGCCCGCACACCTGTTCTGCAGGCGGCGCAGCATCGACCCCATCGCGACGCGAGTCGCGGCTGCCACGTTGCACGGTCTGTACCCGGTCGACCACTGAGGGCCGATCTGGTACAGAGCGTCGGACGCGGTCGAACCGTTCACCGAGTCGGTCGTGATTCGGAGTGCACCTGCCGGATCTTCGCCACTGTTCAGTGCGTCGAGCACCTTTGAGACCGCTGGGTTGACGACCCAGTCACCGCCGCCCTGCCCTTCCACCGGGTCGATGTTCAGCTCCAGACTTGACAGCGACTGGGAGCTGATCAGGGCACCACCGTTTGTGCGGTCGTCCCACAGGGATGAACACATCCACGAAGTCCCCATCACGTTGAATGCGTGTCTCCGACGGTCGCCGACGACGAACGCGCCGTCCATGGCGTAAGATGTCGGGCCCGAGACGTTCGTAGTGGCGAGCGCGGTCGACACCTGGGTGATCAACCCCGACGAGTTGACCAGCTCGTCCATCTTCACCTCCAGGACCGCAGCGGCCATCGACTGAGTGTTGCCGTTCTGGGCGTGCATCTCGGCGTTGTGTGCCAGGGCCTCGACTTCGCGCACACCGTTCAAACACACCCGCTTGACCTCATCGTCGTCGTCACACCCACGTCGCGTGGTGAGCACGTTGACGTGAATAACGAATGGCTGCAGCGGGCACACCCCTTCTAGACGCGGCAGGTTCAGAGCCGGGACGCCGCTACCCAGACGCGGGGGGGTCACCAAAGCGTCGGGCGCGCCGGCAATCTGCTGCCCCACGTACGGTGGGGGTTGTGGCGGGTTCCTGTCAGGCCCGAACGTCCTGCGCAGGTAGCCCTCCAGACCGAGGATCAGTCCTGTCACCCCACCCGAGATGAGGAGAGTCTTGATCTCTCGGCTGTACGGGGACGCCGCGTCCCAGAACCTCTTCAGCGTGGCACGCCCGCGCGCCGCCGTCTCCGGAACCTTCGAGTTGACCAACACCCGGAGGTTCTCCATGATCCGCTGGGTCAAACTCGGGTCCTGACCGTCGATGACTGGGTCGTAGTCCTTGTACCGGTCGACGACATCAGCGCCCTCGTCTTCGAAGTCATAGTCCGAGTCGCTGTCGATCTCCAGCGGCTTGAAGATCGTCGGGTTGTTCGCCTCGTTGCCCAGCTCGCGTAGCACGCGGAACGCAGACACCTCGCGTAGGATGTCCGGGTCGCCCGGCTGCCACAGGTTGCCACCCAGCGCTAGCCCGTTCGACCCCGCAACAGGGACCTGTACGTTAGCAGTAGCCCCATCACTCTTGCTTTCCTGTCCTGACGCCTCAGCATCCCCTGCCACTGGTCCCACTCCCGCAGGTCTGTCAGACATCTTATTCTCCAGCTGCGAGAGGCTTGAACGCGCTCGATCCGCGACACTAGCGAGCGAATCGCGCGAGATTTCGTCGACATGAAATAAACGACCCGTGTCAAGGGACCTCGCCCAGTGCGCGATGCCGCCTGTCTTGTACTCCGAGAGACTTGCGTCGCGCGCGACGTTGTCCTGCGCGCTGGCCATCTCGTTCGCGAAAGCTCGCGCGTCGGCCATCGTCATGATCCCGGTGTCCGGGAGGTCGCGGGCAGCGTCCTGCAAGTAGCCGATCTCGCGCGCGTAGTCTTCCGACGTCTCGGTTCCTTCGTCGATCATCTCCTGTCTCACAGCATCAAGCACATTGTTGTAGTCGCGCATCGTTATGCGTGAGAGTGCATAGCCCACGCCCGCCGCGGTGGATAGGACGCTGCTGGACACGAGGCTTTGGGCCAGACGCTGGCTGATCATGTTGAGCACCACTTTCGACACTTCCTTCCCACCCGCGGCAAAGAGGCGGCCAAGCCCCTGAGCCAGGATCGGAAGCAAGCGAGCTGCGGCCGCTGCCATCAAACCTACGCCGTACACAGAGGGGTGTCAGCGATAAGGGCAATGGACCGATCCCGCAGTCTCGCAGCGTCGCCTCGGTAGACGCTCGCAGGACAGCAGGTTGTTTGGGCCAGACGACTCGTACAATCCAGTGACAACGACAAATCACCCAGCGAGACGTCATGCACGTCACACAAAACGATCCCGAACAAACAACCGCCACCTCCGGTAGCAACCACGCGGGGCTGTGTAAGCTAACCAGGCAACGCAAAGCACGTCACCCCCTGCCCCGCGGCGAGGGGGTGCCGGGAGAACCGGTG